GTATATTGCGGAACTAACAAAAGAAGTAAACGGAATACCATATAAGTTAGAGTTTATCTGTATTGAAGTTCCCACAGGAGGAGATCCTGATATTAACTTAGTATGCTCTGCAACAGGCACAACAGCAGAAAATGCTGCGGTAACAAGTGGTACTGTTCTTTTTAACAATGGCGATCTCACATTAGGTCTACATAACGAAGCAGATGCAGGTGCAACTTTAGCAGCATTAACTAAAAAGTATTTATACTTAACATCTGGTGATGCTACAGAGGCGGCTTATACTGCAGGTAAAATAGTTATTAAGATACATGGCGCAGCTTTTGATTTTAACAACGATTAAAGGGAGGCAAACATGGCATCAAGATCAGATGTTAAATCTATCTTAATTACAGCCGATGCAAATGCTGCCGATGATGATTCTGTTTTTGCAAATCAAAGACCTAACACAAGCGCAACAATAAATGGGGCTGATGCTAGTGGTGGCGTTGCTACATTTACTGGCGGTCAATTATTAACTGTTACAACAGCCGGTACTGGAGACAATGGCAAAACAGTTACCATTACTGGAACTGATGTTTTAGGTGATACACAAACAGAAACAATAACCTTGACAGGATCTGCTACGACACATGACGGAACTAAGTTTTTCAAAACNGTTACAGCAGTGTCAGTGTCAGCGCAACCAGCGGCTAATATTAAGTTAGGNCATTTAGCAACAACAGTGAAGGCAGCGATATTTGGCGGAAGCGCTAGAATAAAAGGTGTTATGATTGTAAACTCAGCTACGGCTGGTACAATTGATTTTGTGGAAGGATCTACAACAGGTACAACTGTGATGCAGTTAAGAACTATTGCAGATGACGAAACTTCACGAGATATAACAATACCAGAACAAGGTATAGTTTGCAGAGATGGGTCTTTTATATCTTATACGTCAGCAACCTTTGCATTTATGACAGTGTTCTTTGCGTAATGGCTGCTAAAAAAGGGACTATGAAAGGTCACACTATCAGCGGTGGGCATAAGCGGCCCACTAAAGCTGGTGCAGGTATGACCGCTAAAGGTGTTGCAAAATACCGAAGAGATAATCCCGGATCTAAACTCAAAACAGCAGTAACAGGAAAAGTAAAGCCCGGCAGCAAAGCTGCAAAGAGGCGTAAGTCTTTTTGTGCCAGATCTGCGGGTCAAATGAAGAAGTTTCCAAAAGCAGCAAAGAATCCTAATAGTCGTTTAAGACAAACTAGAAGAAGGTGGAAGTGTTGATTAGTAGAGCATCAATGAAACAACAGATGAAGGGTGGTACGATGTACGGATTAAAAGGCAATAGAGAAAGAATGAGAAAAAAATTTATTGGTGAAAAAATGGGTTCTGACAAAGGTACAAAAAGAAGTATTCTTAATTTAAAGAAAAACAAAAAAAAGAAACCCGTGCAGAAAAAGAGCATTGGTAAAATGTTAGAAACATTTTCTCCTGCCTATAGTATTATGAAGGGGAAAGGACCGGCCAGTAGCTTGGTTGCAAGTGGTTTAGGTGGACTAGCGTTTAAGCCTTTTGCAGAAAAACAAAGAGCTAAGAGAAAAAAAAGAGATATGGAAATGCGTGGATCTAATAGAATGACCGAAATGCAAAGAATGATGGCTGGCGGACCTTTGAAAAGAAAAAGATCAATAGATGGCTGTGCTAAAAAAGGCAAAACAAGAGCAGTATGATTAAGAAAGAAATTTGCCCTATATGTAAAACAGCATTGAAGGATACAAAAGATAAGCAGGTGCAGTGTATTACCTGCAAAGCTGTAATATCAACAGAGATTGAATGGCAAAGTAAATACGGATACGAGTGGGTACAGGAAGATGCCAAAACGTAATTATCGTGGTGAGTATGACAACTACCACAAGCAAACAGATCAGAAGAAACGCAGAGCTAGTAGAAACACTGCTAGATCTAAGATGAAAACTGCTGGTCGTGTTAAGAAGGGTGACGGCAAAGACGTTGCTCATAAGAATGGCAACCCTAGAGATAACAAGAGAAAGAATCTCGCAGTGAAGCCAAAGTCAATAAACAGATCTTTTGCAAGAACTAGTAAAGCTAGAAAAGTAAATAGGAAGTCCTGATGCCAGAAAAAACAAAAAAAAGAAAACTTATTGGCAAATACAAAATGATAGACGGTAAATTGGTCTACGACACTAGAGCAGACAAATTTAGAAGAGATCACATGCCGTACTTAAAATACAAAGAGCCGTTTCATAATGATGGCTTTAAAAGGTTCTATGGAACTGAAGATGAAATGAACAAAGCTCCGGGTAAGAAAAAAGCTGATATTTATACAGGCAGAACAATAAGAAGAAAAAAATCGAAGGATACACAAAGACAAAGGCGTTATAATCCAAATAACCCACCTGAATCAGTAGATCCTGATGTCCCTAGAAAATTAAAAGCAAAGGCAGGAGGTATTATGAAAGTTAAAAGATTAAAAAGTGGTGGCTTTGTGTCATCAGGCACTGATGCAGGTGACTTACAAATACTAAGGACAGCAAAGAATATAGACGATGGATCTGGCATGAAAGCAGGTGGCAGAGTTAAAGCAAAGATTAAAAAAGTATCTAGTATGTTAAAGAAGGCATCTAAAGCTCATGCAGGTCAGGCAAAGACTCTTGATGCAATAAAGATGAAATCTGGAGGAGTTGCTCAAAAACAAAGGAAAATGAACGAAATTAGAAAACAAGCCATAGAGGCATACAAAGACCCAAACAAAAGATTGTCTAAAAATCTTCGTATGCACATGGAAAGGTTTAAGTCTAGAAATAAAGCCGATGCCACCAAAATGAAAGAAGGTGGAAAAACAAAAAGTAGAGTTAACGAAGCTGGTAACTATACCAAGCCCGGACTTAGAAAAAGAATATTTAACAGAATTAAAGCAGGCGGCAAGGGCGGAAGACCCGGTCAGTGGTCTGCTAGAAAAGCACAGATGATGGCTAAAGCCTATAAGAAAGCAGGTGGCGGCTACAAATAAGGAAATACTAAATGGACCCATTAACAATTACCGCTGCAATGAGTGTAGCGAATAGCGCTTTTAATGCCATAAAACAGGGATTTTCAGCAGCTAGAGATATAGAACAGATGAGTGGGGACATAGGTAGGTGGATGGGAGCTGTCTCTGATATTGACAATGCCGAGAAACAAGCAAAGAATCCTCCCCTTTTCGGCAAGTTGTTTAAGGCTGGATCTATAGAAGAAGCGGCTCTCGCTGCATATGCGGCAAAGAAAAAACTAGAAGAGCAAAGATACGAATTAAAGATATTTTTAAACATGACTTACGGTCCACAAGCATATGATGACTTGCTAAAGATGGAAGGCCAAATAAGAAAACAAAGACAAGAGACAGTTTATAAAAGACAACAACTAAGAAGACAAATAGGAGAAGCTATAACTTGGTTTATTGTTGCAGCCATAGTCGGTGGTTTTGCTGTTCTGGTTGCTGGTATTTGGGTAAAAGAAGCCAGAGCTGATGCCAAAATATACAATGCACCAAAAGATTACACATACAAGCAAAAGGTTTGGCAAGGTAAAATACAAGAAAAAAAATACACAGTTTGCAGATTAAAAAAAAGAATTACGTCTAAATACACTGATAAAAGAGCTTGTATATATCAAGGTGGCAATAGAACCTTTACTATGTTAATTGAGGCATGGTGTCCAAAAAAATATAAATGTGTATATGATCCAAATGGACAAGAGCCTGATATAGATAAAGTTATGGAAAGTTTAAGAAGCATAGGCAAGAAATGAAACAAAAGAAACTACAATCATCAAGTAAATACAACGAATATGATTTAGATGGCGATGGCGTTGTAACTGATGAAGAGCTTTCTAATATGAAAGAAATAAAAGAAACGGAAACCGCCTTACGCAAAAACCTTGCCCAACTAAGAATGGCAAGGTATACTTTAATAGCTATGGGTTTATTTACAGCAGCTATGTTTTTTATAGATGTAGAAAGAGTCAAAGCCTTAGCAGATATCAGTAATTTATTTTATATAAGTGGTGCTGGTATCGTAGGAGCATACATGGGTACAACAGCATGGATGAATAAAAAGTAATGGGCGGATTAAAAAAACCACAAAGGAGTTTGAAGGCTTGGGGTAAACAGAAGTGGCGAACCAAAAGTGGTAAACCTAGTACACAAGGGCCAAAAGCAACAGGCGAGCGTTACTTACCTGAAAAAGCAATTAAGGCTCTTTCGCCCTCTGAATACGCCCGTTCTACGGCTGCTAAACGAAAAGCAACTAGAAAAGGTAAACAAGTATCTAAACAGCCAAAGAAGATTGCACGAAAGACGAGAGCTTATAGAAAGGTCACATAAATGGCAGTAGTAGTTCCAGACATACCAGACCTGTTTGAAGAGGCATATGCAAGAGCAGGACTAGAATTAAGAACAGGTAATGACTTAAGAAACGCTAGACGTAGTTTTAACTTATTAACTATGGAATGGCAGAACAGAGGACTAAATCTTTGGACAATAGCATCTGGCACATTATCACTTAGCTCAGGTACAGCAACATACACTATGCCTACAGATACTGTAGATATATTAGAACATCAGATTAGAACTGGCACTGGTACAAGTCAGGTAGATACAAATCTAACAAGAATAAGTGTATCAACATATGCACAGCAAAGTGCAAAGAACACACAAGGCAAACCTACGCAGATATTTGTGCAGAGACTTGCTGGTTCTGTAACAGTTACAATGTGGCCTGTGCCAGATAGTGCAGATACGTACACATTATCTTTTTTTAGAATTGTTGGTATAGATGGCATAGATTCTGGCATAGATGGAACCACTACATCGTTTGTACCACCTAGATTTGCACCATGCCTTGTATCTGGATTGGCATACTATATTGCTATGAAAAGACCAGAGGTCGCAAATAGAGTTGCTCCTTTAAAACAAGAGTATGAGTTTCAGTTTGAGTTAGCGGCAGGAGAAGACCAAGACAGCTCTTCTGCTAGATTTGTTCCTTATAATACATTCTATGGAGGTTAAAATTGCCAAGTAAAGTTACTAGAATAAGAAAAGATAGAACTGGTCCAGCTAAAGTAGGGCAATTTAAAAATTTAGCTAATGCGGCAAGAGCAGGGAAAATTAGCTCAGAAGAAGCTCGAAGAAAAATGAGACANTTAGTCAAAGCCAAAAAAAATGGCGGTAAACTAGAATCTGCAAAGAAAAAAATTACTGATCCTGATTATAATGTAATGTCTGGTAGAAAAGGCAATCCTAATCAGAAAAAAGCTGAAAGCATGGGTAAGAAGGGGAAAAGAGCAGGTAAGGTAGCAAAAACTATAATAGGAGCTGCTACGTTTGCGGTGCCGGGTATGAGAGGAAAAGGCACAGGAAATATAGTAGGAGGCTTAAAAAGTTTAGGAAAAGCAATAACTAAAAAAGTAAAAGATGTTGGTTCATCAACTATTGGCACAGCGCAGACACAGCCAAAAAGAGGCGGTCAATACAGAATGGTGCCAAAAAAGCCCGGTAAAGGTAAAACAATTAGTGGTATAAGCAAAAGATCTACACAGACAGCGCAAGGATTGAGATCAACTCCAAAGCCTACACTTAGCGCTTTAGGCGTTGCAGGATCTAAGCCTAAGAAAAAAA